TGTTAGCATTCCTTCTTCGCGTAAAGCTATTTCCTGGTTTTCAAGTACAGCAGCTGTTACTGCTTTCTTGTGATGATCGTTAATGTTACCAGCAGACTCTTCATTGAGTACTGGGGCCCATTTTTCGATCAATTTATCGTAGGATATTGCAGGTTGCATATCTTGGACTCCCTAATTATTTTTTGGTTTGGGTTTTAAGAGCGTTAATGTATTGATCCATGGAACCAGAAGGTGTAGCAGATGTGTTATCATCTTCTTCATCTATCATAGTTTCATCGCTCATAACTCTCTTTTTATTAAAATACGATTCCTTAATGGTATCAACTCTTTCAGCGAAAGCTTCTTCGCTGTCAAAGTCTTCGTTAACCATCAAAGAACGAAGCTTATCAATTTGAGTTTCTGCTAAGTCAGCTGAAGCTTCACGTAGTATAGCTTCTCGCTTGTAACTTTCGAGTTCCTCTTGCATAGCGATAGTCTTAGACATTTGATCGTTAAGTGTTGTTTCCAACTCTTCAACTTCATCTGCTAAGTCGTCAACTAGGTCGACTTTAGACTCAGGTACTTCGATGTATGATTCGGTGAATAGATCTTTAAGATTATTCATGAACTTTTCGGCAATCTCTGTTCTGAGACCTGATTGGACAGCAAGTTTATTTTCTTCCATCCAGTTTTCAACTACGTAGTTAAGATAAGAATCTACCTTATCTACGAGTCCAGTTTTGGTTTCCGTAACAGCTTCAGCTAGTTCAGATTCGTATTTTTCCTCAAGACGGTCAATCTCTTCAGACAGCTTCGTCGTGACAGCTGAATTAAAGATTGTTTCGGCTTTAGATCTAAACTCTTCGGAAAGAGTTGCTTCGTTATTTACGAGAGCATCTAGATCTTCCTTCCAGTTACCTTCATAGTTGAAATCAACTTCGTCATATGATTCAACTTCATCAGATGACTCTTCAGCCATCATAGAGGAATTAAGCTTAGCAATATCTTCTCTTGTCATACCATTTAGTTTTTGGTAGATATCGTTGATCATGCCAGCTTTTGTTAAACGAACACCTTCAGTAGGTTGGGCTCCAGCATCTTTAGCTCCAGCAGCTGCCATTTTTTGCATAGGATCTTTGATAGCTTTATCTCCTTTGCGCTTTTTAGCAGTACCAGTAGCGTCTGCGGCCTTATCAACTGAAGCAACCGATGCTGCTTCGGCATTTTTCGGATCATGACCCATTGCTTCCTCCACGTTATTTTCGTCACCGTGGAGATCACCAATGACATCCTGATTTTCGTTATTATCAGCCATTATTTGACTCCCTATATTTTTTTAGTTTTAAGTAACGAGAGGAAATTCTTAAACTCACGAACCTGTGTTTCATACAGTCCTTGCCGTGGAGCATTTTTAATTTCAGTCTCCATTTTTTCAACAGCTCTTTGCTCGATAATGCCGTTATTCCAAACCCATTCTACACCTTCCATAATCCCATTAACAAATGCTCCAGGTGCAGATGGATCTTGCACGATATCAATCGCGTTAAGAATAAAGTCGTTTTTAACGTACATTGCGTCATTACGTTGCTCTAAGCTCCCCATACCACGAGTCGAAACGCCCAGTTGAACTCCACCTTCGAGTAAACCTTTTACGATATTCCCCATTGGAGTGTCCAATACTGTGGCTTTCCCCATAACATCGTCTCCCTCGAATACGAGTTCATCGATCTTATGCGAAACTTTATCTAAATTTACGGTCGGGCCTTCTGGGTGATTCAATTCACCAACTGCTCGACCTTTAGAAACTTGTTCTCCGGTATACTTACCAATGGCTTTTTCCATAATAGCCTTTTCGTAAATTCTACCGTTTCTATTTTTACTTTCTGCTTGCGCAAAAATTCCTTGTATAGCAAAAGATTTTTTGCCATTTTTCTCTTCAGTTAAAACTTGGAGATGTTGATCATGAAATTCTGATATTAGTTTCATATTAACCTCTCGGAAATTCTATTGAAGTAAAGTGTGTTGTAGTAGCACCTGAATAAACCTCATCATCAGCATCTTTCATCATTATAATAGGACTATTAGGTGCTATTTGAAATGATGTGCTTTGTGTATGATTAGTTATAGTATCAGCAGCTGTTCCCATTATATACAACACATTAGCTCTACTAACTTTTGATCTATTACTTGCAGTATTGATGTTATTTACTTTGGCGGTTAAAGGTTTGATTTGCATAGCCTATCCTTTATACTGTTTTAAAAATGTCATAATAGCTTTCTCAGCTTCCTTTTGTGACTTATACGCGTCAAGCCTATCACCATCAATGTAACTGACATATTTTCCCATGTCTTTCAATATCTTAACTGACATGCGTTTAACTCTTTTATTAAAAACCACTTGTCCTTTTGGTTTTCTACCAGCTAACTCTCTAATCTGTACAAAGTTCTTCATTTACATGCCCTTAGATATATTTATAATATTTAAGTTTTTAACTGTGATATTTATGTATCAGCCATCATGCGCGTCTAATTCTTCTTCTTCGTCTTCTTCGTCTTCCTCATCTTCTTCGTCTTCTTCGTATTCAGCTTCATCATCTTCAACTTCTTGATCTTCTTCATCGTCTCCCTCTTCATCAGCTAAGTCAAGTTCGAGTTGTTCATCGTCTTCGGTTTCATCACCTTCTTCAGGCTCAATACCATTGTAGACTTGATTCGATAACTTAATCTTCTCTTGATCTAAGACATCGTTTATTCGAGTCCCCATTATATCACCAAAGACTTTATTTGCATTATTGTAGTCTTGGTCTAACGCGTGTTGCACCAATGCTGCCATTGGGTTTGTTTCAGTTTCATTTTCATTTTCTTCTGCCATAATTTACTCCTGTTAAAAAATTAATGTGATAAAAATCCTGTTGGTATAGCGTACGTTAAATTGTCACCTCTCAATATAGTTCCTTTATGGTTAATTCCGCTGCTACCACCAGTAAAGCCAAGCCGCATTCCTGCATTTCCATTTCCGGAATAACTACCAATTAACCAACCAGCATTGGTACCAGGAACTCTACTACCATAGTTATTACCAAGACTTTTCCAAACTTCACCAGTATCTGTGTCGTATGCAAATCCTAAAATAGTACCTACTCCCATTGTTCCTGATATACCAGTAGCACCGCCGCCTGGATAACGTGTATTTCCACTTTGATAAAGCATCGAAACAGTATTGCCGCCATAATTTGCTGCACTTGCTCCTGCGCCTGCGTCACACAATCCTATCATTAAGTAGTTAGTTATTGAATCGATCCTAACTTCGAAATATCTTTTACCAGTCATTAAAGTACCAGACATCGCAGTATTAATACTATTTGAAACTTGAGCATGATACTGATCTGAGTTAGTTCCATTTCCTTCACCTGATCGATCAGTAAGACCTGAAAGACTCGTATCAAAAGTTATTTTTTGGCCAAAAGCTATTGTCAATGTTGATGATGATGCTGTAGTTTTTATTCCATCACTCGCTAAATATCTAAGATTCAACGCTTGTTTAATACCAACACCTCCGTGTGAGTCTAAGCCAGTTGCAGCTCGAGTCAAAAATCTATAAGTTGCGGTTTTATCACCATTTGCATCAGCTGAACTTAAACTTATTTGAGCAGGATGTGCAAGGTGTGGTGGCAAATTACTAGAATCGTTTGTATAAGCTACTTTATCACTATCTGATAGATAATCTATATCATAAGTGATTGGAAATCCTCCTGGATCTGTAGCTCTATAAGTAATTTGAGCAGAGTCACTCGTTGTACCCACAGTTGATTCTACCGATAATTCTGTAGGAGCTGTTAAAATAGTTGGTGCACCATCAGCTCCAAATGCTGCCTTTCTCTTTGCTTTTGTTATTCCTGTTACCATGTTACTGTCCCGGTTCCTGCTCTAAATTTATAAACTTTGTAACCATTTCTAGATGTAAGCAAAGTATAAGTTAATCCGTTAGTAATAGTTGGTCCAGCGAATTTTTCTGGATACGCAATAATACATACTCCTGCTGCACCAGCACCTCCACCAGCATTAGCTCTT